GGGATAGCGGCGCATTCCAGCGCTTCGGCGGCCATCCTGGCCGCCCGGCCGCTCAGGGCGTAGCAATTTCCGTAGGCGGACCGTTCGGACGGGTTCCGGGGGACCCGGTATCCGGCGGCGTGCAGCGCAAGCCCGTTGTGTTTCATTTCCCTGACCCATCCGCCCGACAGAAGCGCCGTGTCGGAGTCAATCTTGACGACGGTATCGCCATCCGCCGCCCCCTTGGCCAGCGTGGCAATGATTCCCCGGACGCACTCCGGGCCGCGCAGGTTGCCGCAGCGGGGGAAAGAGCTCCGGCGATACCGCGCCCCATACGCTACAAGAGCCCTCCTGGCCTCCGGGGGTACCGGGGCGGCGCTGTCGTCCACCACCGTAACTACCGCCTCCGGAAGAGCCGTCCTGGCGCACCGGACGCAGGCCACGGCTTCCTGCGCGTCTCCGGCATAGGTGAAGGTGTATATCCTGATCATGACATTCCGGAGGGGCCGAAGGTTCCCGGGTGGATTAGGAGATAAACCGTGCCCGCCTGGTGCTGCACCACCTTGTTGCCGTCGATGGTGGCCAGATGGAAATAATATTCATAAGGGGTTTCCCGGTCTTCCTCCGCGAGCCTGACGGGGTCGGAGACGCCGCCCGCGGCGGACAGAGAGGATCCGAGATATTTCGCGTCCTTGTCCAACCGGATCTTGAGCCAGATTTCCCCGGAGGTGACGGGGCTTTTCACCCATCCCCCGGAACCGGCCCCCTCCGGAAGCAGCCCCCCGATATAGTTGCCGGCATAGATAGCCTTCCCCTGGCGGATGTAGGCGTCGGACACCTTGCCGTCGCTCCCGTAAGACAGGCGGCATTGGAATCCCACCTCGACGGCGCTGGTTCCCCACGCGGGAGGCTCCTGGGCCTGCAGCAGTTTTACGGACGGCCCGACGCTGGGAAGCTCCGGGACTTCATCGTCCGCTCCGGAAGAGCCTCCGCCTCCGCTGCCGGATCCTCCGCCCGAAGAACCGCCCCCGGCGGACGTGGACGAATCCGCCCAGGCCGTCCGGCGCAGCGCCTCGGCAAGCTGCCGGCTCCGGTCGATGGAGTCCTGCAGGGAGATCTGTTCCGGGGCCCCCACCGTCACGTCGGAAACTCCCGTTTTAAGGTCGAGGGATATTTCCTGGATGACGGACCGCATGGCTTCCCATTCTTTCAACCCTCCCGTGATGGAGAGGCGCCCCCCGCAGACCTGGTCAAAGTCGTCGTGGACGGTCGCGGATCCGTCATAGGGCAACGCGCGGGTGGCTTCGTAGTAGGATTTCAGGAAATTTTTATACAGTGCGGAGGTGTCGTAGCTGCCCGATGTTTCGTCGTCTCCGGAGCTTCCGCCGTCGTCGGACACACTTTCCACCGTCCCTGCCCTGTCCACCCGGTAGGATGCGTAGCCGACATTCGTCGTGGTCACTTCAAACGTCAATGTTCCGATCCAGCGGTCCCCGGTTCCGGATTTTCCGCCGTATTCCGGAAAATATTGTTTCACCGTGTCGGGGGGATCCGTCGCCCGCACCCGCAAATCCACCCGGACCTTGCCCCATTTGATTCTCGCGCTCTTTCCGTTGATCTGGCCGGAGGTCAGTTCGTGGGTGATGGCCGCGCTGCTGTATCCCCGGTGTTCCGCGTCAGCCGGCGTGATGGACGTGATTTTCGGACTGGCCGCCACTTCCAGGCCGGCGCAATCCTCCAGGGCCGGAGCCCAGCGTTTGACGCGGGCCGCCCACTGGGCCGTGCCGGTCGGGAATTTGTCTCCCCGGACAATCATCCGCGGGGCGTCGTAACCCAGCGAGTCCGTTTCCACAGGGCTGTATTGCCCGGCAGTGTCGGAGACCTTGACGCCGCCCGGAACGTCCACTTCCGCCGTCACCACATAGAGCTGGGACAGGGAGGCGCCTGAGGGATAGACGGCCAGCGCGCGCTGAACCCGGGAAATAACGGAGGCGTTGCAGGTCAGCCCCACGGCCGGAGGCACCAGATCGGGACGCGCCTTGAGGGACAGGGCGCTTACGTCCACGGCGGACAGGTCGAGCACGACATCCGGCAAATGGGCATGGTCGGCAATGACCAGCGTGGCGGAGTCATCCGCGCCGTATTCAAACCACGCGGCCATGTTGGGGCGCCATTGCTGGATCTTGGAAAGCAGGGAGGCATACGTTTCCGACGCGTAGGCAAACGGAATGATTTCGGCATCCTTGTCGATCCGGAGGTCGTATTTGATGGGGACCAGGGCCGTGCTGACGGCGTGGTCCAGGACTCCGGAGAGGGCGTCCCGGATGTTCGCGGTCGCCTGTTTTTCCTGACCGCTTCCGCCTGTACCCTGGCGGTATTCGGCAAAGATGCCGTTGGCGCGGCCGTTCACAAAGTACTGGATGTTGCTCAGGTTCCACCAGTAATCGCAAATCCTGATGTCCCAGCTCTCGGAGGTTCCTTCAAGGGAGTGTTCCAGGTCGATGACCGGGCCGATGAGCAGGGTTTTCCCGCGCCAGACAACTTTCACTATTTCCCCTTCTTCAAACGGGCAGGAGGCAAACCGGGAGACCGGCGCGCGGAAGGAGACGGAGGCTCCCCCGAAGGAGAGCCGGTTGTAGGACGGGCTTTCGGCCATGTCCAGGAAGTCGGAGGAAGATACGTCAAGGGTTTTCACAGGGGGCGGCCCAGGGTGAAGTTGTAGGAGACAATAAGGCGCAGGCCTTGAACCTTCGGCTCGGCGTCGGCGATGACAGCTTCAAAGCGCTGTTCACGGCCGCAGGCGTCGGTCCAGGTCCATTCCCCCTTCCCCGCCGTTTTCCATTCGTTGAGCCATTCGTAAAAGGCGCTCCACGCGTCCATGTGGGAGGCGCATTCCCGCACGGTGGAGATGGTGAAGGACAGGGACAGGTTGCCGAATGCGTCCAGCCTGGGGAACGGGCTGTTGATGATCGGCGTGGCGGACGTGCCGAACTGCACCGGGAAAGCGTGTTCCGGCAGGGAGTCGAGCAGGAATTCCCCGGCGCGCACGACAGGGCGCCCGTCAAAGGTAATGGAAAAGGGAGATACGGTCGTGTCCATGCCTCAATAATGGTGGGGGAAACAGGGGCCGCCCCTCCCCATGCAAACAGAGGGGCGGCCCCGGCTGTCATGCTCCGGCGGAGGCCGGGAAGGCGATTTCTTCCGTGGGCGTCAGGGAATTCAGGGAGGACGGTATCACTTCAAGCGTCAATTTCGGCGTGATCAGCTTGTTGTTTTCCGTGGGGATTTCCACCTTGAGCAGCGCCGCGACTTCCAGGACCATCATTTCTTTTTTGTCTTCCTGGTATTTGGTGAGGCGCGCCCATACCTTTTGCCCGTAGATGTTCCGGGAAAAGGGCTGCACTTCCTTCCCGGCTTCCAGCCTGTCGCACTGGTAAATCACCTGCCAGCAGACCGGATTAACCTCCGTGGAGTTAATCTCGATGGTGTTGCCCGTCACTTTGGTGTTCTTCCGCGTCACATAGGAGGTCGTGTCGCGGGAAAATACCGTGCGGGCGTCGTCTTCCGTGGTCGGCGTGATTTTGTAGTCGATGACTTCGTTGGCAATCATCCAGGCGTCGGAGTCCTTCGCCGGCTTGAAATGCTCGTCCACCGTGTCCGTGCCGCTTTCGGCCGTGACTGTCGTTCCGAACGGGCACAGGTCGAGAAAGGTGCCGACCAGCATTTCCTTGTTGTAGAGTTCTGACATGGTTGTTAGCTTCTTACGTAGTCAATAAAGGTCACTTTCCCGGCGTCGGCGTGGACTTTGTACACGTCTTCCGGGATGTGGACGATTTTTCCCCGCGCGGCGATGCCGTGAGGGAGTTCCAGCTTGTTGACGGCCACCCGGCATTTGACGATGCGGGGCGCCGGAGCAGTAGCGGCCTCCTGGGCCGCGGCGGTGGTGGGTTTAGTTGCCATGTTTCAATATGGTGGTTTGTTCAAGGGTGAGCGTAACAGCCTTGTTGGTCATCTGCACCCGGCTTGACTCCGTGCCTGTGACTTTGAGCTTCATGCAGGTGAGCCAGCCCGGTTCCCGATGCCCGTCAAGCCCGATGGCGAGCAGGTCGGACAGATCGTCCGCATCCCAGCCGAGGACGGCGGTTGCGTCGGATTTTTTCAGGAGGGGATTGCTTTCAATGACGATTTTGGTCGTCAGAATGACGGCATTCGGGCCGCCCTGTTCCTGCAGGGGTTTTCGTTTAGGGGCACATACCAGCACGCAGATTCCCAGCCTGGACAGCTTTTGAGTAATTAGGGTTTTCAGGTCGGCGTCCCAACCGCGCATGACAATGCCGGGATCCTTCCCGCCGTTGTAACGGGCACACAGAGCCACGATCTTCCGATAGATTTTTTCCCCCGCGGCGATGCGCGGGCTTGCAGGTAAAGCGCTCATAGTTCACACCAGTTCTGATAGGGCTGTCCGGCTCCGTACACCTCTGCGCCGTCACTTTCCGAATCGTAGGGGGCAAGATAAAACCTGCCCTCCCGAACGGCCCGGAAAATCTCGCCGGCCGTGCTGTACTGCTTGGCGCGGGGGGATCCTTCCAGATCGCCCATGTCGGGCAAGTCGGCCAGCATGGCGTGACGGATCCAGACAAGCGTCGGGTGTTCCAGTTCTTCCGGCACTCTGTCCTGACCTGTCGCCAGGACGGGATATTTCCCGGAAGAATTAACGATTCCGGCGACAAGGTTGCACGTCGTCCTGATCAGGGCGCCGGCCCGTTCCGGGGAATCCCCTTCCGCTCCTGCCGAGTCAAACGCCGCGATTTCGGCGTCCGCCAGGAAGGCCCGCAGGGTGTTTTCCGTGATCTGGACCAGCGCCATGACGATTACACGCGGATGGAGAGTTCACATTTGGCGGCGGTATTGTCGCCGCTGGCGGCGTCTGCCACAGCCTTGAGCCGGATGTAGCGTCCCATGCCATAGGGAGCCCGTCCGGCGATGCCGTTCGCAAGAGCTCCCGCTTCTTCTCCCGCCGTGGGAGCCAGGGAGAACCCCGGCACCTCGGCCCAGCTATCGCCGTCCCCGGAGGCTTCCAGGGTCAGCGTGATCTTCTTTCCGGCAGCCAGGGACGGAAGGTTTTCGTGCTCGATGACGATGGACATTTCATCAATGCCGCCCGTCTGTCCCGCATCCAGCACTTCGGAATAGGCCGTCTTGCCCGTGCCCGGCATGTTCATCCGGGCCGTCAGCAATTCGTCCTTGCGGGTGTGTCTGATAGGGTTCACTGTCTAAGGTTCCTTTCCGTTTTATTGGTTCTTCCGGTTGCTCACTTTTTTCGGCGCATGCTTGCCCCAGTGGGAAATGCCCGTGATGGAGGACAGGTCGCTTTCGTTGTTGACGATGGAGTCCGTCACCAAAATCGGGATGCCGTGGGCGTGGGTCGGAATCGGGGCGGATCCGGAGGAATCCCCTCCCGCCTTGCCGCCGTCCACGGAAACGCTCACCACCTTGCGGCTCTTGCGGAGCTGCTCCAGGGCCATGCGGTTCATGATGAATTTCGTTACGCGGACGCCCGCCGGGAACAAAGCCAGCAGTTCCGCCAATTTATCGTCATCCAGCGTCGTTCCTTCAGCGGTGCCGATATTTTTCAGGCGTGCGGCGGACAGCTTGGAGTTGTTGACCAGGGCGACAAAGGCGGTCAGATCGGCAGCTTTGCCGGGAATGGCGCCCTGCTCGCCCGTTTCCGGATCCTTGCCGGGAATAAGCGCATCCTTGAACGTGCCAAGAGTAATTCCCTTGTCGCGGCCCCAGCGCCAATGCACGCCTTTGGGACCCTCCACAACGGCAAATACGGACGTTCCGTCGTAATTGTCGGCGGCCTTGGAGCTGTCCGCGCTGATGATCATCGTGTCGTCAATGAAATCGGGAAGCCCGGGAAAGCCGTTCTTGTCGATTTTCGTTCCGTAAAAACCCTGGGCTCCCAGGGAAAGCAACACCCCCTCCGTAATACCGGAAGCTTCATCGGCCAGGACGGCAGCTTCCCCGTCGTCAGAGCTTTCCAACGTAATATGATCCACAAAAACGATGGAGGAAATGGGAAACAGTTCCACGTTCCTTGATTCGTAAGTGCAGGACGTGTATCCGATGGGAGCATTGGCCGGGCGGAACCGGGCCCGGGGGGTACCGGTGCGCACATAGGTTTTGATGATGGTTTTGGAGCCCACCACGGAAGCAAGCTGCGTTACTTCCGGGGCGGAGCATCCCACTTCTTCGATCAATCCGATGTCGGATGCCGAACCATTGCGTTTCTGAATGTCCAGTAGAGTCAAAAATGACATGGCTTAGTTCTTTTCCCTGTTGATGTTTTCAATGATGCGGTCACGTCCGGTAGGCTCATTCCCGCCGTTGCCGTTATTGGCCTTGCCGGCGACCACCGTCGTAAAAGCGGGGTTCGGATTGATGGAGGCGATCAGAGCCTTGCCGGCCTTGATATTGGCCGTCAGAGCGGTCTTCAGGGCCTCTTTGGCATCTTCATCTTCCGGAGCAATCTTGCCGGCCTTGATGGCGGCTTCAATTTCCGCGTCGATAAGAGCCGCCTTGGAGGCTTTCACCTCGGCAAGCTCGGCTTCCGCCGCTTTCAGTTTGGCTTCGGTTTCGTCCAGCCTGGCCTTGGCCGCCTTGCAGGAGGCCGCTTCCTTTTTGGCGTCCTCCGCCTCTTTTCGGGCCGCTTCAAGTTCCGTTCTGGACTTCTCGCCGCCCTCGGATTTCTTCTTCAGGTCGTTGATTTTGTCCTCCGCGATCTTGCCGGCCTTATCAGATGCGGCTTCCTCTTTGGTGAGGACACCGCATTTAACCAGTAGTTCGTACATTGTTGTATGTGTGTTATTTGTTTGGTCATGAACAGCACCGGTATCCTCTCCGCCGCCATTCAAAGGCATGTCCGGTTCAAGAACCGTGAAATTCTCAAGTCTGGCCTTGCCGGCCGCAATGCGGGCAATATTCTCAAAGGCCGGGTCATTCACCAGAGAGCCCACCTCAATGTCATCCGGTTCAAGACCTATAGGGCGGCAGGTTGCCGTGTTGAGCCTGAATGCCGGAGAAAAATAGCTGTAGTCACGCCCCAGCACCGATTTCCTGCCGCTTTCCGTCCATTCCCCCTTGAGGATGACGCCCACGCCGTCCATGTAGTCAAAGGAAGCGGGAATAAAGGAGGCGGGCCCCGTCTTGTGGTCAAAGTAACAGACGGGCCGCACGTTTTGAGTGAGCTTCAACGCAAGGTCCCGCTGCAAAGCCTCCAGGCAGGAGCGGTCCACAATCACTTTCTGCCGTCCTCCAATGGATGCATTGATGAAATGTTCCCCCTCCGGCATGTACACGATACAGGCCGGAGCGTCGCCAAACGCAAGAGGAACGTTGAATTCAAAATCCATGCCTCAAGCATGGCATGAAACGGAAAAGCGTAAATAGTCGGGGCTGGATATGTGTTTCAGGCATCAAGAGACGCCGCCAGAACGTCCATGAGCTTGACGCCATAGGCGCTGATCAGTTCTTCGCCGATCGGGATGGCGTCCGGCCAGGGGTCCTGTGTGATGGATTGGCGCAGGGCATACACCGCACGCACTCCCCCGCCGTCCACGGCTTCAAACAGGGCGTTCTTGTTGGGGATGGTGAACAATTCCCCGATTTCGGATTGATAATCAGCCGTCCGGCGCCCGTGGGCCTCCGGAACAAGGGGAATAGTCAACGCCCCGGCATTTTTGGCCGTAATTGTCCCTCCCTTTATTTTATGCCGCAGGGATCCGTCCTCGTCGGGATTGGAGATAACCGCTCCGGAAGCATCCGCAGAGGAAAGGAACCATTTACGGGCAATATTGGAAAACCAGCCTGTCGACATGCGCCCCGGACCGTGCGTAGGAAGAGAATTGTTGATCCAGTGTTCCCGCCCTTTGCCGTCGTACCAGGACGCCAGATAGTCCCGCAGGTATTCGCCGCTTTCCCGGTTCGCGGATTCCAGCGTTTCCGGAGCGGCTATCTTCATGGCATCGTCAAGTGCGGCGTCAAAACCGCTCATGTCAATTTCAATGTTCATGCCCGTCATTCTTTCTCGGCGGTTGTTTTTGATTCGCGCATGGAGTTCCAGCCGGCTTTAAGAGCGGCATGCTGAACCTTGACAAGGCGATCTTCCAGCAGGGATGTATCTATCTCGTCCCACAGATCCGGAACCAGCTCACGGGCGGACCGGATGACTGTTTCCAGGTCTTCTCCGGCTTCGACGGAGGCAATAAGGGCTTCCATGAATCCGGCAACACCGGAGGTCAGTTCATAAGCCGCCTGATCCGTCTGGCGTCCGACACGGGAGGCAATCCGGTTAATTTCTTCAATGTGCTTTAGCGTTTTTTTTTACGCGCCGCATATACTAGGGATTCCCTGTCCAGGTCATCCATTTCCCCCGGTTCCAAGCCGGCGCTCCCAAAAGAGGGAGGCTGATAGAGCTTCACCCCTTCTTCGGGCATGGGGATGTCAAGCCAGTCGTAAACCTGTTCTTCAGCGACGGGAACAATCCTGGTTGCCTTGTCCACCCAGTCAAGTTTTGCCAAGCTCATTCCGGAGGACGGGTCCTTAAAAGAGATGACGGGCAGATGTTCCGGGCGTCTTCCCAGGTTAAGTTCCAGGATGGCCGGGACAAGTTGCTGATTGAGGACGCCGGCAACGTATTTCCCGCGGGCTAGAACAACCTGGTTTTCCGTATTTTCGTGCACTTCGCCCAGGGCGCGATTGCCGCCCGTGCTGGAAACGGAACTGGTGAGGGTTTGCCCCAAAATCAGAATATCGCATGCCTTGTTGGCCTCTTCGATCATGTTCAGGTGCGGAAGCTGGTTGCCTCCCTTGACGGCGTCGTGAAATTGCACGTCCGCATCCGGGGCCGTTACAAGGATGCCCGTCTGTCCGAATTTCACCATCTGGTCAAATAGCTTTTTCTGCGCCAGGGTTCCCGATGCTTTTCCATGCCGCAGAGGGGATCCGAATATCTGGCAGAACTCCATGAACCAGGATAATCCGAATTTGGCCGCGCCGAACCAGCCGACCAGGGCCAGAAGGTTGGCGCCGTAAACAGGATGGTCAAGCCCGTCGCAGTTGAGGGACGCAATGAATTTGTTGGGGGGGAATTCCATTTCGGGACCGCACCCTACTCCGTCTGGACATAGTACAAGACGGTCGATTTGAGCCGGGTAGCTGGACCATTTGTAAAATGTGGATGGAATGGGGCAATAGGCGCGGGGCGCACGGATATGGCCGGGGTTCCACATGATTTCCAGCACACCCACGCCGCGTTCCGGAGCTTCCGCCAGGGCTCCAATCAATCCGTTCAGGTCCAGTTCCCATTTTCCCTGTTCAAGCCGGCAGCAATACAGGGCGGATTCCACCAGATCCGCGTACCGACTGGCCGTTGGTGTCGGCTTTTTGCCTTTCTCGGCCCAGGGAGACACGGTAAGTTCCAATGCCTGAACCTTTTCGCGGAGCTTCCGCAGGTTTCCCCGCAGCCGAGGCCATTCGATTTTCATCGAGCGAAATACTCGTTCCAAGTCGAGCATATTACCCGTCTGAATGCTCTCGCGGGCATTTTTCAGCACCCGGGGCGTGATGCTGGTGTAAAAACCAAGATACCCTCTCTCCTGGGGGGAACGATCCTCGAAAATTTCAAAGTCGGCGGTCTTGGTTTTCCTGGCGGCCTTTTGGCTGCGGGTTTTCTTGCTCATAAGGGGAGTGAGGTAACAACTAAACAAGCTTCTGCGCCACGCTGAACGCATCGTCGCAGCGGTTCAGCCAACCCTTCCCGAACACGGAAAACTGCTTGCATGAGCGGTAAAACGCCTGACGCTTCTCCTGCAGGGCGATAAGGAACACCGCTTCACCCGTGGCGGCCAGCTGGTCCTGTAGTTCCTGCCGGGTCCTGGGGCCGACAATCCCGTCCACCACAAGCCCGGCGCCGTGGATGTTCAATGCACGTTGTAGGATCTTCCCGGTATTCCTGCTCCCGGAATTGAAATAATGATCCCGCAGGATGAATTCAACGCCAGGATAAGCGTCGGAACCCAGCCAGGAACGCACGGCGGCGGTATTATCCAGCACGTACTGGAGACAACCTTCCCAGGCCTCTTCACGTTTCCCGGCATCCAGCAGGGCCTTCAATCTGTTAAACACGTCCGGTTCAATGCCGTCGCAAATGCCGCAAATCTCCCACTTGCCGCCCTTGTCGGCGGCGGGAAGGCGGGAAACGCGCAGGGAATCCGGCCCGGTGACGCGGCTGTCTTCAAAGCGGAGGATGGCCGCAGCCATCTTTCTTTCTGTAGTATTCATTCGTTCAGATTGTCGATAAGTTGCACAAGCCGCTTGCCTTCCACGGTGTAGCAATGACACTTGGCATGCAAATGCCACTCATTAAATTGAGCCAGGAAAAAAGCGGCGTCTCTTTCGGTAAGAAAAATTTTCATCCATTGCTCCTTTCCGGGTTCGTCCACAATGAGTATGTACAGGGTAGGCATGCGGAAACTATTGATTATTAACTAAAGGGAACTTGTAAGAAAAACTTTACAGTTGGAATTAATCTCGCTGTTTAAGCTGTTGCTGGTGGTAATTCTCCAAATGCTGGAGACGGGTATCCATCGTCCGTAGGATCTCCGCCGTATGGGCCGCGTTGGTAGCCTGTTCCTTCACCACCTCGCGGAAATCCAGGTAGATGAACACGGCTATCACAAAACCGCCGAAAGTGACGATCTCACGCGTATAATCGCGGATCACTCCCAGATATTCCTTGAGGGGTTTGCACATGGCCTTATTTCTTGGAAGGGATGACTTGCACGACGGGCGGAACGTCCGTTTCCGGCTGGGCCTGGGAATAGGAAATATGCCCCTGCTCAATGACGAGGCAGGAGCCGTCTTTGCATACCACCGTCTTTTCCGGCGTCACGTCCACGGAATGGCCGCAGCCGGAGAGAGACATTCCCAAGCCGCCAAGGATAGCCCCGGCAATAACTGCTCCGGCGGCATACAGGGCCTTTTCCCACCAGCTAGACTTGCCGGCAGCCTTAATACCGAGATAGTCACGGACATCCCCCAGCGCATGCTTACCGATGATCGGGAGGGCAGTATTTGCTACGGCAATCCATCCTTGTTGATCGTTTTCCGTCAGGTCTGCCCAGTGAGGGATTGGAGTGTTGGACTCATTGTGTGCCTGGGCTGCATAGTACATGTGCATTTCTCTGGCGATAGCCTCGGCATGATTGCATTGATTATTAGTAGTCATATGATTATGGTTGTTATTGATTGGGGGTAGTGAAGTGCTTGAAAAAGTCCACGGCGGCGGGGTCCGTGATGATAAAAGCCGGGTAGTCCGAGGCTGTAAAAATCCTGCGGCCTTTGGTCTCCGCATGGACGGCCTCAACGGTCAAATCCACGGTTTCCACCGTCCGCACAGGATCATCCTCTTCCGGAGCGTAAAACTCTTTCAGCCGCGCCCACACCTGCACCGCCTGCCAGTCCTCACCCATGCCCACCAGAGAGGCAACGACGGCCTGCATGGCCGGGGCATGGTCCGTTGGTATATCGTCCGCTGTATAGCGGACTGTCCGGGTGTAACCTCCAGCGTCCTGATAAATGGCCGTCAGGGTAAATTCATCCCACTGTCCCGGCTGGGGAAACTGAATCTGTATCTCTGCATTATTCATGATTAGAGAGGTATGTTAATATCTTCAAAATCCGCCGTTTCCTCGGATTCAATGGCATTCGTTCCTATCGCGTCCAACCCGTAGAAAAGCGGGTTGATATTCCCCGGCTGGTAATAGGCATATTCGCCGGGCCCGGCGTTAACGGCTGCCGTTCCGCTGGTGGTGTTGATCACGTCCGTCACCCACCTGGAAATGCCGACGCCAGTCTCAAAATTGGAGACGCCGCGGCAGGTGGCAATTTTGTACAGGTTGTTGGTTTGCGCTCCCGTGACCATCAGCCATAGCCCTCCCAGGTTTTCATAAACGCTGCTGCTGGCAACCGCCTGCTGCTGGTAAATAATCTTGCAGACCGTCCACGGGATGGGCTCGTTCTGTGTCGCAGGAATAAAACTGGTCGTCGTCTTGACCTGCCACCCATCCGTGGAATTGAGCGCGTAAATCTCACGTACGCGCACCGTATAGCCGTTGCGGGCCGTGTCTCTCACATTGTCAAAGGTGATGTCCAGAATCTCCCCGAAATTAAAGGCCAGGCCATTGCCGGGAATAATCGTGTAGGAATCCGTGGTCAGGTCCGTCCTGATTGTTTTCGCTCCGCGCCCGAAGCCCATCGTCACCTTCGCGGCTGCAGTGGATCTCCAGACAAACGAAAAGCCGGCCCATGAAGAGTAATTCCATTGTGAAGAGGGACCTTCAAAGGGAGCCTGAATGGTGGTGTGAGCTCCCGCGGGAATACCGATGCGGGCCATCTGCCAGGGAACCGTTTTAGTAATTGTCGCCGTCCCGGTCGTGGTCAGGGAGTCCGTATTCAGAAACGCGGCGGCCGTATAAATATTGGACGCACCTCCCATTCCCGCGGCATAAAGCCGGTTGACGCCGGATTCGCTGGTGGGAGCGCCCACCGCAAGCGGGATGTTGACGCCGCCATTGGCGTTAATAGCCCCGGCCGCCGTCAGACCTCCGGCCAGCGTCATGTTGCCGGATGCATCCACTTGAGGGATGGCCGCCAGAGCCTGCTGGGCTTCTGTGGCGGAGTTGGCCGCGCTGGTGGCAGAGGTTGCGGCATCGGAGGCAGACGTGGACGCGGCAGCGGCGGACTGGCCAGCCGTCCGCGCCGCAGCCTCGGCGGTCGCGGAAGATTGGCGCACATCCCGCCCCAGGCTATCCAGTTGCCGCGCGGTGGCCAGCTCCATCCCTCCCAGGGTGATGCCGTCGTCATAGTCCACTACTACGGTCATCAAGGGAGCCATCGTGCCGTTCACCGTGGGCGGGTTGGCCACCTCCGTGATCAAACCGCGTCCGGGGACGGAAGGGGTCAGGACGGCGTGCATGCCCAGCGCGTAGGGCGTCATCTCGATCCCCTCACACACCTGGATGATAATGACATCCCCGCGCGTCAGGGGAATGCCCGGCGTGAATACCCACGTGGCCGTCTGGCCGCTGGACAGGTTGGACACATAGGCGGAGGTCCCAATCAGGCTGTAAGCGCCGTCCGTCAGCCGCCAGACACGCAGGCAATATTGATTAGCGGCCGGATTCTCGAAAAAATACACGGTGGAAATGCTTTTCAGGCGGCAGCTGTCGGGCAGATGTCCCGCCAGAATCTCGTCTCCCCAGATCATCGCGTAGCCTCCGACGATGGTCCAGGTGTCGGCGGCATCTCCACTGGACAAGGTGGATTGCCCGGTCACCGCTTCCAATTCCACGCCCGCATCCTTGAGCGCGGCCGGCAATTTATTTGCTACAGCCTCATTGACCAATTCCCCGCTTTCCACCTGTTCTTCCAGCGTTTCCACAAGCTGCTCTGCTTCATCCCGGGCCGCTTCGGCCTGTCGTACAAGTTCCTCGACCACAATGGACGGGTTTTCCACAATGGTCACGGAGCCGTCTTCCGCTTCGGGGATGGAGACATCAAGTGCACCAGCTACAGCCGCAGCCTCTTCCGTTCCGTCCGGAGGTGTAACGCGGGACACTACATGCACGGCTCCCTTCAACAAGGGGTATTCTTTGCCTGATGCGTCGGTCAGAAAAATATCATAAGCGCCGCATCCGGCGGCCAGCCTCGGCCATGTCACCAATGCCGCACTCACCCCCGTAACGGCACAGTCCAGCATGATCACCCCATCCTGTACCACCGCTCCGCGTAGCGTCATGCCGCTGATGTCCATATCCTCACCGGATGGAGAAATAAAATGCAGCGCAAGAGACTGCGGCAGGGATTCCGTGGCGTGTATGTTGTAGTTGGCGGCTTGCCTCATGAAAATATGATGCGGCAATCCTCAAATCCGTAAATAGTCGGGGCTGGATATGTGTTTCAGATTTCGCAGGAGACAGGACCTTCCGTCCAGGAGTCATGATACCAGTCTTCCGTGTCCGGAGGCGTGTACACATCCGTTTCCTCCGTCCAAATGCCACGGGAGGAACGGCCGGCCCAAATAGCCATGAAAATCACATCGGCCCGGTCCGGGGAATGCAAGCCCTTTCCCCGCATGTCTTCTTTGGACATGACGCGGAGGCGGCCCTTCTGGTCCCATTCCATCTGGCGTGTAGTCATCTGGCGGAATGTGACCGGGTCGAGTTCATCAATGCGGATCTTTCCGTTGACGATGTCGCGAGCCCCCAGTATCCACGCTTCGGAAATGGTGTTCAGGTAATGTTCCGGGTCTTCCCCGGGCAATCCTCCCCGGAACTCTTTAATACGGTAGCCGTCCCCTCCGCTTTCAACCGGTTCGGCCATTTGCTGGACGATAGGTAGCCCCAAACCGTCCGAGTCTCCCCATGCATTATGTGCCTCAATGCCGAGTTCCTTGAGACGGTTTGCCATCCGGCGCCGGGCCTGTACCGTGCTGGATTGTCTAAACGCCTGGTCCAGTCTGACAAGGGTTCCTTCCCGTACAGCAATGGCATTTTCGTCTCGGCCGGCTGCAAAATCCAAAGCGGCCCATTGTCCACCCGCCTTGAACGCCGGAGGATGGTCTATCGCATGTCTCAGTTGTTCCGGAGTAATGACCAGCATGTCTTCCCCTTCCGTCCATTCCGCAAGGTGCATGGAACGGTAGAGGGGATGTGATTCCCCGTAGGTTTCCAAGTCTTCCGCGCGTTTTTCCGGGCGGATGTGGGGACACATGTATGACGTGACCCTGGTTCGCCGCCAGTTTTTGGCCTCGTCGTGAAAGCAGCGGTAATGCTTCCCCATGGCCGAACCAGGGGAGGAAAGGTACAAATACCGGGTGACGGTGCATCGGTCCGCCGCCTCAAAAATACCGTCCTGAACGCCTTTCGCTTCATCCACGATATAAAGGACAGGCGTTGCCGCCGTCGCGTGATACCCTTCCGCCTTCTGTTCATCATTGGTAGAAAATATAGAGGTAAAGCCTCCTTCCGGAGTCAAAATTTCCATCTGGTTCCATTTCCAACCCCGGAATGCCGGATGAGACTGGTAAGCACGGATTGCAGGCCAGAGCTGGGTTTTTAACTGCCGCCAGGAACCAGACGTAAGAACAACACGTCCGCGGGGAAAGCAATACAGCCACCATAGTACAACAGGACCTACCAGGGAAACAGTTTTGCCGGAACCGTTAGCCGCTACAACAGCCGTGCGCCGGTAATCGTTAATGTCCTCATAGGTGTTGATCTGCCAGTCGTAGGGGTCCAGCCCCAGCACGGCAACGGCGAATTCAGCCAGCCGTAAACGGCACCGGGATACTATGTCATCACACCGTTCCGCCATTCTCTTCTTCCGCCCTCTTTCTGCGGATGGCTTCAATTCTGTCCATGACGGACGCTATTCTGGCTTCGTCGCATTCCGTGATCATCTCTACAGGTCCCCCATTGGCTCCGGTGAGTTCCACGGACTTCCGTTCCCCGTAACGGGCATTTCTCTTCCCGGCCAGCCATTTACGGTATTCGGCTCTATTTTTGTCCATCTGCGCACAATCGGGGCTGCTTCCATCAAGTATTTCCAGGCCCTTTTCCACCAAGGCATCCGCCGACATCTCGCACGCGCGCGCGTAGTTGTGTAAAAAGCCGTCATGCTCATTCATCCAGTTATAAACTGTCTTACGTTCCGGCATGTGTTCATCCCTTACAATCTGCATCAGCATTTCCCCTTCGGCAATGCGTCTGCATATTTCGTCCGCCAAAGCGTCCGTGTATTTGGTCGGACGTCCTGTCCGCTTCGGTGGAATGGTGGATTTTTTCTTCATTCTAAAAACATTTTCCCTCTCATCTTCGGATGTTCACGGAAATACAATTCCAACTCAACTCCGGCAGCCAAGGTTGGTATGATAAAAATCCCGGCTTCCACTTCGGCATCAATCAATTCTTCTTCTCTGCATTCCTTTCTCTCGCATAAATCGGCAAGTTCGTTAATCAGTTTATTGACCTCCAATTTCCCTGATTGATATTCCTGATATAACTCTAGTGCTTTTTTATTCATTTGAACAGTAAGGTTAAACTTCTTAAAAATGCCATACGCCAGTAATGTTTACCGTCTCTAGTATCATTCCAATATCGCAGAAACTCATTAGGAGACAAAGCCAGTTTTTGAAGGTGACGCGTAGGCATTTCTACCCCGTAAGGCATTCCATCGAGGGGTTCTCTCCCATAAATTTTTCCGGCATAATCATCCCTTTGTTCAAATGATGGGGCAAAATGATCGGAATACCCTTCCGATCCGCACGACAAACGCCCACGCTTCTCGCCCTTGATCCTCTTCTGAAAATAATTACCAATCTTCTTATTTTTAGCGTTCTCTCCATTAAAGTGCAGCCAGTGCACCAGCTCATGGAAATGATTATCCTTATCGAACTCTTCTCCACTGGAATAAAAAATAGTCCTGGTGATGGGGTTGAAACTTCCTCTGTTGCCAAAATTTGTATCCTTGTCCACAGATCTCATCGGCGGCAACGTTTCCAGAATCTCCGGATCCACCATCCGCATAAATTCATTCATGTTTTTACGGATAGTTTCCTTTGCCATGGGACGGAATTCACCGGAAATTCCATTTTCTACCTTTTCTTTGACCCAGTCCCGCTCCGGATGGCGGGTTTTCAGGGCATTCAGGAAAGCCTCCACCTGTTCCAGCGTCGCCTCCCCACGCGGACGCAACCCCGCTTTTTTCATCAAGCCCGCCATAGCAGAATCCTTTCTTTCAGGCTCAAACAAATCAAGCGTCATTTGCAACGGTGATATTTCTCCCGGATTTTCCTGCTCCGCCTGCCGCTGCATGCGCTGGGCAAGCTCACGGGCCGGGATGGCAAGCCGTCCGTCTTTGTCCAAGGCATCCACTCCAAGACGCTTCTTGAGGCTTTCCCGGAGCCGGGCGGCAAGGGCCGGGTCTTTTATCTTTTGAACGGAGGCAGAGCGATTCATGAGGCGTTCCGGCATCGTTGCCCCGAAACGGGACATGTCCACCGGACCGGGAGTCCAGTTGGGGCCGATCAGACCGTCCTGGATGCACTCGGCGCGGGAAACGGATTCAATGTCCATCCAGGAGTTGAAGCCGTACAAAGGCCAGGGCAGCAGGAAGCCGCCTATCGCCGGCGAATTCATCTCGACGGCCCAAAATTGGAAGTCCGTCTTAAGCCGGACGGCTCCTTCATTGAGTACATGCAAAGGCCGGGGCATCCTGGCGCCCGGATGCCTGACGAATCGCCATGCCGGGTAGGAGTAGAGCATTTCCGGAGTCATGCCGCTTTCCCAGCGGGCCTGGCCGTAGCAGGAGCGGGTGTAGGTGTCAAAAATCAGAGACAGGCGGGAACGAGCGCCAATGTTGGTAATGCGGTTGTCTCCCGCATTCGCTGCCATTCCTTCTGCGTCCATAAAAGCGCGGGCCTTGGCTATGAAGTCGGCCTTCCCCTGCATCACGCCCACCGTTGTTGACGTGCCGTCCGGAAGTATGATCTCCTGCCTTTTCCCGGCCAGGAAGTCGTCAAGCATGTCGGCGAGGCGTTGCAGGAACTGCGCTTTTTCAACGTTCGCCGTAAAAATAGAATTCACTCGTTCCGCGGCGGGCAGCATAGCCCGTTCGCGTGTGGACATGGGTCGAGCATCTATCTTTTTACGCCGGAATATATCAACGGGAGTTACCATTTTCGCTTTGAATTTCATTGTCGTCCCGAAACAAGGGTAAGTCATCCGTTTTTTCAGGATATGTAATTTCCGATTCTTCCGGGATTTCCCGGTCATAAATTCCAAGGCGTTTATTATAGCGGAGAAGAAGCAATGCTCGGCGCTGGGCTTCCATGTAATCGTGTGTTTCCAATCCGATACAAATTCTCATTCTTTTGCGCTTGGATCCCAAATAAAGGGATATTCTCAAGGCATGAGATCCGCAGGGTTGAGTAATAATGTCCAGTTTTTTCATGATTTATTGACAGGGTAATTCTGTTCTTCCTCGTATTTTGTGAGTTCCGCGGTCCAGCGGAATTGAATACGCCCCAGCCGTCCGAAGCGGTTTTTGCCGATGATCCACTGCGCTTCCGTGGGGTCGTGCTTGTCGGGCTTGTACATGTAGGGGCGGTGAATCATGATGATCTGGTCGGCGTCCTGCTCAATGGAGCCGGAGTCGCGCAGGTCGGAAACGACCGGTTTGCCCTGGGCGTTCCCGGCTCTTTTTTCCACGTCGCGGTTGAGCTGGGCCAGCACCAGGACGGGAATATTGAGTTCCTTGGCCAGGGATTTGAGGCCGGCGGAGATTTCCGAGACTTCCCGTTCCCGGCTTCCCCGGGCCTGCTGGGTCGTGGAGCGCACCAGCTGCAGGTAGTCCACGCCGATGCATTTGACGCCGTGTTCCCGGACCATCCGGCGGCCCCGGGCTCTGATGCTGTCGATGGTGAGGGAGCTTTCGTCGTCGATGTGCAGCGGGGCGGCCGTGATTTTCCTGACGGCGGCCGTGAAATGCTGCTGCTGTCCGACCGTCATCGGCTTGCCGCGGCGGATGTCGTCGGAGTTGATGCCGGCCATGCCGTAGAGGACACGTTCCAGGAGCTGGGATTTCGGCATTTCCAGGCTGAACATGCCCACGGGGGTTCCCCCGAGGCAGATGTTGGTGAGGATGTTGACCAGGGCGGCGGTTTTCCCGACTCCGGGCCGGGCGGCAAGCACGATCATGGCGCCGGGCTGCAGGCCGTCCAGGGTCAGGTCCAGGCGGCGGTATCCGGAGGAGATTCCTTTGATGGCGCCGGGGTTGTTCATGCGCCATTGCAGGTTTTCAATGATGGTTCCCACGGCTCCGCGGATGGTTTCGGTCTGGCGGACGCCGCACCGGTCCCGCAGGGCGGACATGCCGCGCTCGGCTTCATCAAGGGCTTCTTCCGCGCTTTTGAGCTGATCGCCGGCAGCTTCCGCCATCCGGGAGGCAAACGCGAGCAACGCATGCTTTTTGGCGGCTTCCGTGACCATTTCCAGGGCGGCGGCGGTTTTGTACCGGGCAAGGGCTCCGTAGGTGGCCGTTTCCACGACTCCGGCGTGTCCTCCCACGGCGTCAAGCTGGCCCTGGGCTTCAAGGCGGGCGATGACGGTGAGGGCGTCCACGGTTCCTCCCGTGCCGGCGACGGTTTCCAGGGCGGTCCAGATTTGCTGGTGCGCCGGGAGGCTGAATGTCTGGCGGCTGATGCCCTTGTCCCGGAGGTCAGCAAAGGCCTGGGAGCCGTCCATTGCCTGAGAGAGCACCAGTTTTTCGGCGTCGATGAGTGTCTGAGAGTCGATCATGTTTTTTTGAAATTGTTGATTGTTAAAGTTCTTCAAGGTTGCTGTAAGGGTCTTTGTCTCCGTTCCCAGGGGGTGGCGGATGGTTGACGGCGTAGGAGGTGGCGAAGCTGATGGCGTCGGATTGCCATTTGGTCACGGGGATGCCGTTGCGGGTCCAGTTGACGGCATCCCGGCTTCCCCAGTAGGCTGTGGCGCAGTCCGGTATCTGGTCGGGGGTTAAACGCACACGCCCCGCAAAGGCCGCGGCCCGAAGATGGTCTTCGACTTCTTCCACGGTGCACGGAGAGGGGGTAAGGGGGTGAATTCCTTCCTTCCCTTTCTTTTCTTTTCCTTTCTTTTCGCTTTCCAACGAAGCTTCATTCGCTATCCAAGGTTGGTTTCCTACGTCGGAACCAACGTTGGTTTCCGGTATAGGTTCCGGCGTTGGTTTCCGGCCTCCCTTACGTCCGTTGGCGCGCGCGATTTCCCTTTTGCGCTCAATTTCTCGCTGGGCATCTTCCGGGTAGAAGGTGACAATTAAATCATCTCCATCCCAATGGAAAAGGCCGCAGGAATCGGCCACCTCGGAAGCCATGACCCCGCAAGACTGCATCCAGCGGCGGTCTCCCCAAGACCGTGCCCCGGCAATACGCCCCATGTTCTCCTGGTCGCAAGACCAGGCGATCAAAGAAAGCCACGTGGCTCGCTGGGTAGGATCGGCGCCTATGTACTCATTGGAGCGGATAACGTAGAGTGGTATATTGATGTATTCCATTATTCTATATCCCTTCCGTCTCTTTTGCTTCTACTCCAAATGCAGGCGAGATCTGTATTTTTCTACCATATACAGTATTGATTTTTAGCGGCTTCTGGATGTAAAGACATGCAGTCAAAAGACTCCTTTCAGCGGCGTAATTTACTTCGAGGAAGTGTCCACTGTACCGAACTATCCGAACCCGTCCGCCAGGGAGGACATTCAACAAGCCCCATCGTTCCGGCAGGTCATCTTCCGTGATGATCCCTGGTTCGCAGATGTAATAGCGGGCCTGCCCCATACCCTTTTGAGGACAGATGCGGAACGGCTTTTTGAGGTCTGCCCGGAAGTCGTTCAGGCTGGTTTTGGCCTCCACAAGAACACTTTTTTCCCCGCTGAACCCTATGGCGTCGGGATGTTCGTCCGTAACGATACAATTCGGCTCTGCGATCGCCACCCGGCAACGTTGGGAGCCCAGGAGCCAGCGTTCAGCAATTTCGCAAAGCTCCCGGTGCGTCCTCGGTATTAAAGATGTTGGTTCATGTGCCATAATTAAAAAAGCGTCAGTTGGGGGTTGTAGATTTCATAAAGACCAAGAAGACGGTCTTCCCGCGGCGGTGTCCGAACAAAGGTTCATGGCTGGCCAGCTTCAACACTTCTGCCGTGCTGACCTGATCCTCACACCATTTGAACACCAGAACGCCGCCCGGTTCCAAAACCCGGAAACACTCCCGGAAACCGGCCTTCAAATCCTCCTGCCAAGTCTCCCTGTCCAGTTTTCCGTACTTCTTGGCCAGCCAGGATGATTCCCCAGCGTGAATCAGGTGTGGAGGGTCGAACACGACAAGGCGAAACTCCCCGTCGCTGAAAGGCATTTCGCGGAAGTCTCCGACCAAGTCCGGCTTGATTTCCAGGGTTCGCCCGTCGCAAAGCGTGTGCGTTTCATGCCGGCGATCCATGAACACCACGTCAGGATGGCGGCGGTCAAACCAGAACATGCGGGAGCCGCAGCAGGCGTCAAGAATGGCTTTCATAACACTGCCTCCTTTCCGTCCGCCGCCATATCCACGCCAAAAGCCGCGGCGAACTCTTCGGGGTGTTGCAGATAGCCCAGCAGGAAACGCAAGGCATCTTCCACCGTGGCTTTTCGCATTTGGAGATTGTTGTAAAGCTGCTGAACGGCAGCGCCCTTGGTGTTGCCGTAGGCAATAAACCCATAGTCATCATACAGGTTGCACAATTCCTGGAGCATATCGACATTCCCGATAAAAACGGAATATTGCGGCCTGCACCAAGATCGATAGGTTCCGATACGGTGCTTGTTGGCCTTAGCCCAGGCATCCACCTCCGGGGGCAATCCCACGGCGTAGGGTTTCCGTGCAAGGTCACGGGGTGGCAGGTCAAAGAGGTATTTCATGCGAGCCTCCTTTCTAAGATGTCCGCTTGCTCGTCCGTGATATACTGCCAGCTCTGCGGCGGACGAGTCATGCCGATGTCAGAGAGCGGCACGGCGGAAATCCTCACGGGGTCTTGGATGCCCCAGACATAGCAAGGCAGGTAATTCCGCAGGTGCTCTTCCGTCACGCAAGCTTGCTTCATGGTCCATTCTAAAATTCCCTTTGGGGGATATGGTCGAAGTCCAGCAGTGACAACTAAACGGCACTTGCCGATGATGCCCCGTGTCCCGTACTGGCCGGATTCATAGAGCCACAGTGTGACGTGTTCTCCGCGGGGGATGCGCGGCGCGTTTTTACGCAGTTCCCACCCCTTTTCGCCGGACAAAATTTTCTCGGAGAAAGGCCGCCTGACGGATAGGAGGATGTTAATCATTGCTGGCCTCCTTCCTGTTAAGCTCCCATGGCCATTTAAGCACGTCGTCCGGGCGGCATGAGCCTTTATCTGTCCTGATCCAGGCATCATTCACATCAACGTCCGTAAGTGTAGCCCAGTACTGATACTTAAGAGACCTGTCTATAAAATGTAACTTATCACCAACCTGCACCCTCATGATGGGAGGAAACAAAGAAACAAGCCTATCCATATCTTCAATACATGCCTTCTTGGTTTTCCAAAAATGGGAACTCTGGAAGAAGCAGTTGTAGCAACCAGCAACCCAATAGGTTGTTATCCCATGGACATCATATCCTCGTATGGCTTTCAAAGGTGTTCCGCATAGCGGGCATTGAAGCGTTTTCATCGTATGGTAATTATTATTTGCGGTTCTTCGCCCCACCATTTATCCACGGACGCGGAATACACCTGGGCGTCATCCTCCCAAAATCTCAACCGGGTCAGGACATCCTGCAGGGTTTTGGCCAGGTTGTCCCAGTCCGGTTTGGTCGTTTTCGGAATGAGCCCGATCCGGTTTTTTTTCGGCTCGCTCTTGCGGTAGGGCCAGACGAAGGCCAGCTTCAGGGAGACCGGCCCCGTCAGGGGCCGGGCCGGTTGATAAGGTTTCAACAGGGTCAGGTAATCGCTGATGACCAGTTTCAATTCTTTCGTGTCCGCCAGTTTGGCGTGTTTCCCGATGTTGACGATTTTTTTGTTCTGGTGCGTTTTCGTCGGGGGAACGATCGGCAGCATGATGGTTATCGGCTTGTTCATGACGCTTTCGAGTTCCTTTCTATTTCCCGGGCCTGGGATTCGGCGTCGAAGTCCAGTTTCAGCTGGCCGTCGTCCTCAAACCAGGCATTCGCCACAGCTGTTTTCTTGATAGAGCCTGATACTTTCACACAGACTTTCTGTTCCCCGTCAGGGATTTTGACGCTGATGGAGAGGCTGAAGTCGGATTCGTCTTCCGCCGCCTGGCGCCTGATGTCTTCGTAGTCGTCGAATTCATCAAAGGCCATGCGGACGGCTTCCAGGATGGTTTCTTTCTCGTGTTCCGTTCGCGCGCTCATGGCTGTTGATTAGAAGGGGATTTCGTCTTCTTCCGCCGGCGGTCCCGCCGTGGCGCTCATGTGGTTGTTGGCCGGCAGGTCCGCCGGGCGCGGAGGCAGGGACGCTCCGCCACGCCCCGCCGCTGCCCTGTCCTGAGCCGCCATGATGGCCCGGGCTTCGTCCGGCCCCAGCACGTCTTCGCAGTTGCTGAATTCGGGATAACTCCCGTCCGCCCTAGGCTTGTCTCCCTGTCTGACGCTGAGCCGGACGTAGCAGGGTTTGCCGAGGTATTCCGCCGGGTTGATGATGACCTGCTGGCCTGCCTCAAATACCTTCCCGGTGACGTTTTTGACGAACAGGTCGATTTTCCAGGCCAGGTCTTTCGAGTTGGTCAGGTAGTAACGGACCGTCGCCGCCCCTTCAGGGCCGAAGGCTCTGATGTGGACGGCCAGCTGCGGGCATCCCCGCGTTTTGGCGCCCTGGGAGATTCCTTCTTCCATTTTGACGATTTTTCCTTCGTAGACGCCCGCGGGGAGGAATCCGTATTCGCTGGGCTCGCCTTCTGATATGTAACTGAACATAATGGTTATTTGGTGGTTGCGGTTTTGGAGACGGAGATTTTTTTGACGTAGGAGGATCCGGCCCCCGTCCTGACCAGTTCTTCCGGGAATTGTTGTTCCGGCAATGCTTCCGCGAACAGGGCGCGGAAGACGTCCGCCTTGAGCGGGCCATAGGATTTCAGGAGTTTCGGGACGCCAATCCAGGTGGCGTATTTGGCGACGTCTTCCGGAGCGACGGTGTCCGCGCCTTTCCGGGAGACGCGCCTGAATCCGGGGACTTCCGTTCCGTTGTTGAGGTAGTCGAGGATTTTTTCTTTTCCTTTTTTGGCATAGGATTCCAAGATTCCGGCCTTGGTGACGAATTCCGCCAGCCTGGACGGGTTTTCCGCGATTTCGGCGAAGCTTTCTTCCAGCGTTCCGGCTTCCGCCAGGGTCAGCATTTCCTGCGCCGCCCGGTTCCGCAGCGGGCAGGTGTCATGCGAGGCGCACCAGCCGCAGTAGTCGCAGAGGCGCGGCCCGCCGCCGCGGTCAACGGCGTCCACCACGCCGTTGACGATGGAGATGGCTTCCCGGTAGGTGAATTTCCGGGTGACGATTTGCTGCTGGTCGCAGTAGAGGAGGTGGCAGGTGATTTCATCCAGGAATTCCCGTTCCATGAAGGATTTCGCGTAAGAGGCCTGCTGTTCCCAGTAGTTGCGGATTTGGCCGCTTTTGAGGTCGAAGAGTTTGCCCAGCGCGGGACAGAGGCAGTCCGCTTCCCCGCCTGTCACGCGGGGGTGCCATTGCGGGAAGGCGCAGCGGTTTTTGTCGGCAATGACCTCTTCGCCGGAGCAGAGCGTCCGGACCGTTTTCACCGCCCAGAGGATGGATTCTTTTTCATCGGCTTTCAGGTGTTCACACGCCCTGAATTCGTCCACGCCCATGAGCAGGGACCGGAAGGCGTCGTCCATGCGGGTTCCCCGCCGGGCCGCTTCCCCCGCGTCAGGGGAGGAGACATAGCAGGGGCATTGCGCCAGCTTGGGGAGCAGGGACGGCCTCAATAGTTCCGTGGCCGGGGCCGGACGGGGCCCGGCAATGTCAGCGAGGATTTTTTGCAGGTCGTCCAGGCTGACGGCGTATTCCGCTCCGTCCAGGGAGAGGACGGCATGCCCGGTTTCGCGGGCGACGTTGATGCAGGTGACGGTTTTCATCGGGCGGTCGGGGTGTTGTGCTGCAGAACGGCCGTGTTGAACCGGTCGGGGGCGGAGAGGATGAAGGAGGCGAATTTTTCCGAAACGGCTTCAAGGCCCTGCCCCGGCTGGATTTCCTTTTTGTACGCGAGGAAGTTCAGCGCTCCCGGCACGTCGTTGATGACCGCGGCCAGTTGGTCCGCCAGGGAGGGAGCCGGTTTTTCCTGCTGTGCGGGAGGCGGCGCCTGCTTTTCGCCGGCCGGAGCGTTCCCGGAAGGTCCGCAGCCCGCTCCAAACAGCAGGCGGGAGATTTCCCCGGCGTCCATCGCCATGACCGCGGGCATCCCGTGTCGGTTTTTGGCTTCCCACGGGGCGGAAGGAGAAGTGTAAACCATGCGTTGGTTGCCTCCATGCCCCTTGCCGTCCTGGACTGTTACAACAAAGTTGCAGAAGAGCATGGCGTCAGCCCATTCCTTGACCAGCGGGGCAACGAATTTGGAAAGGTTCAGTTCATGCTTGTCGTAGGCTCCGGCGGTTTCCGGCATTTCAAATTTGACGCGGCGGGAGTGTCCCACCAGCACCACATTCATACCCGCCCCCATTAATGCGTTGAGGCGTGTCAAGAGGTCCATGGCTACAGGTTCGATCATCTTGTACCCCTTGCCGTATCCAAAATCTTCAATGGATTTCAGGGAGGCGTTGGCCCGCTTATTGTGTTCCCTGATGAAGGCGTTCACAAACAAACGCTCGCACCAGTCTATGGAATCAATGATGACCGTCCGGAATTCGTGCCCGCCCTGCGTCAATTCTTCTATCGCATTGATCACGTCTCCGTAGCTCCGGCAGTCCAGCCGGGCAACGTCGATGTGGGAAGATCCCTGTTCCGTGTCCAGCAGAACAGGGGCGGGCAACCCGGCCGCCAGCGTGGATTTTCCCACGCCTTCCGGCCCGTAGATGATGACACGCTGCGGACGCTGCTGCACTCCGCGCTTGATGTTTTGTAATAGGTTCATATTATTGTCTTGTTTGATTGTATTCAGGTCGGGTGTCAGTTCCTGCTGGCCCCGGCCTTTTTGTTTATGGGTAGTTGGAAGGGGTTAACGGATTCTGGCAACCGAACGGGGCGCGATATTTCTGTAGTAGTCCTCTATAAATTCGGAGAGGTAAAAGCGGGGACGAATAAGCCCACAAACAACGTGTTTGCGTATCTTCCCGGCAGCAATCCACTTCGCCGCATTTGTCGGGTGAATGGGTTTTTCACCAGTTTTTTCACGGGCAGCCTTGCATACTTGAGCAAGGGACATGGTCGGTTCGTACTGTTGTTCTTTCATTATAGAAACGCATTAATGATGAAATAAATGATCGTGAAAATCCCAACCAGCAGAGCGGAAAAGACAAGGTTCTGTACGATACCGGGCCGGGGGTTGAGTTCGTCTTCCGGAAAGCCTATTGGGCAGTCGTAAAGGGATTCCATTTTCTCGGTGCGGTCGCGGCGCAACCAGTATTGTTCGTTCGTCATTTTTTCCATTGTTGTTCAGGGGGCGGGTTACAGTTCGTGCCAGCCGAGCAGCTTCAATTCTTCGATCAGGGCTTCTTCCATAGTTCAGTCATCGTAATGGCCGCAGTCTTTTTTTGTGGTTGAGGATTTCTCTTCTTCCCTGCTTTTCAGCGCGTAGCTCATAAGAATTCCTGTAACAATGATGGATTTTTCCAAACCCGTTGTTTTTTCTGTTTTGTTAAGCCAGTCTCTCAAACTCTGGGAGGCTTTTTTGAGGTTCGTTTTCATTCGTGTTCTCCTTTTTCGTTCGCTTCTTGGGCGCGGTTGATAGCCGCAAAATAAACTTTTCGTTTATTTTAGTCAATACTATTTTCAACGTTTCATTTACATAATGCACGGAGCTTGCCTTGACAAGTAAACAAAACGTGTATATAACTCTTCCATGTCCAACGCGGAAGACATCAAAAAATGGCTCAAAACCATCGGCAAAAATCGTCAATGGTTGGCAGAACAAACGCTATCCAGTAAGGGGACCGTCAATAATTGGCTATCATCTGGAAAACCTATCCCATCTGCTAAACTCGCCCTCATTGAACGCCTCATGAACGGTGAAGAGGAAATCCAGTTTGAGCTTCCGGAAAACTTTGAGGCTATCATCCGTGAAAAAGCCAAGGCTGCCAAAAAGAGCATTGATGATCTAGTGATCGAAATCCTTGAAATGACTGTCCAGAAGCAGAAAAAAAAGCAACAGGTAAACGGTACGTCTCAAGAGGCTGTTGAAAAGCTACACCCAGTCTTGGATAACAACGATGACGAGCCGGAAGAAGTCAACAACGTCATTCTTTGCCCTGTCAAGCTACCGGAAATCATGGTTGTTGGAAACGTCGCTGCAGGGGAAATCACGTGGAGCGAATTTGACGAGCCATACCCGGTATTTGACAAGGGTATTACGGCCTTACGTGTAGAGGGAACATCAATGGAACCGGAAATCAAGAATGGTCAGATTGTTCTAGTGCGGCCTGTTCCGGAAAATGATGATCTTGAAAAATACGTTGGGGAAATCATCGTATATCAAGGAACAAATGACGTGTCCGGTATCACCCTTAAAAGGCTTATTGAGGATGCCGGGCGCTTCCTGCTTGCTCCTATCAACCCGGCTTTCCGGAAACGCATTCCTATCACTGGCCAAATCAAAGCTTGCATGGTTGGTAAGATTGATCTGACCAAGTAACCCTAGATAGGCTGAGAAAGCGTAAATTCTGTAACATTAAATAATTTAGCTTATAACTATATTTTGGGAATATTTTAATATTTTTTACTAAAAATTATACACTAGACAGATTAAAACCCATGACATTTCTCCCAGCGCTGCTTACAAATGTAATTCATCACCAAGATGCGAGAGCAATTAATGATGTAATCAACCAAAAAATAGTGTCCACTACGATTACATCTCCTCCGTATTTTGATATGAAAGACTATGGAAGTGAAAATCAAATAGGATATGGACAAAGTTATAGCGAATATCTTAAAGACTTGAAAAAAGTATTCCTCGCTATTTATAACATTACTAAGGATAATGGAACACTATGGATTATTATAGATTCTTTCAAGAAAGATGGCCGTGTTATTCCCCTTCCATTCGATTTAGAAAGAGAACTAACATCCATAGGATGGATGCTCCAAGATATTATCATCTGGAAAAAAGACAGAACTGTCCCATGGTCATCGAAAGGTCGCACTCAAAGAAAATTTGAATACATCTTATTTTTTAGTAAAACAAATAACTACAACTATTACGCAAAACGAGTTACAACAATAGATACGGATCAGCTAAAAAAATGGTGGATTACATACCCTGAAAGATACAGCCCTACAGGAAAGTCCATTGACGGAATATGGGAATTCCCTATCCCTACACAAGGATCTTGGGGAAACAAATTTATTAGGCATTTTTGCCCACTTTCGTCAGCCCTTGTTGAAAGAATAATCAAACTCAGCACCAATGAAAACGATATAGTGCTGGATCCATTCTCAGGTAGTGGAACTGTTCCTGCTCAAGCCGCATATATGAATCGTCAATACATAGGATTTGAACTCAATAATTCCTATATCAGCATGTTCGAAAAATACCTATCCTCAACATTGAGTAAACAACAAAAACGATACAAAAATTCCACTGCTCTTAAACAAAACATACAATCCTTTTATAACACAATCATTCAGCTGCGAGTGCTCAAATACATCAAATCCATTTTGAAATATCTCAAAAAACAAGGAAAGTCACCTACGATTGCAGTTGCCGAAATCAATGGAAGAAGTACACTTCAACACAAACACACAAAAGCCTCCTATATGATATGTGCGCCCTCATATGAACATGAGGCTATTCAGTCAATAATTGATCAAATAGTAAATAAACCACCACTAAGTAAATTTGGAATAGAACCGCACATTATTCTTGTTTCAGAGCTGTTAGATAAAATGAAGACATACTGCGGATACACGCTCCAAAATACGCATCAAAGTGCAGGATACTATACTACCGCTTCTGTCCCTGATGGCATATGCATTCTAAGTAGCATCTACGTAAATATAGACATTACTCAATATGAGTAATGTCTATCGCTTTTTAGAAAAAAGAATTGATACATCGCCTTCCCCATTGCTGCATAGCTACTTCCAGAGTATTTCAAAAAATCAAATTCGTCAATATCCTTAAATACTAATTTTTGACTATCAAAATATCCATCATCCTTTAAAAAAATATCTATTTGCTCCGTATTGGTCAAAAACTCCTTAAAACAATTAATCATTCCACCAATACTAACAACCTTTAAAAAGCCTTTAAGATTCTTCTTATCTTGCTTTTTCCATTCCCACTTATTTGATGAATCGATACTCTTTTTTAAAGATGATAAGAAAATAGCTATTTGCGAAGAGCAATAGCTTGCGAATTCTCCAATTTCATTTTGATTCAGTTGTTCATACTCCTTTTCAATACAATTTAGTTGTTTCCACATTGAGTAAAGACGACTATTTCTATGATCCACTAATGGTTTTAATACGTAGGAAACAAGAGTAGAAATTCCAATTCGTTCTCTATTTCCTTCCTCATACCAAAACCTAACTAACACACCATTCAAAGGGGTTCTTTGTGCTAATTTTTCTGCCACTCTCAAGGCAATAGATCCAGGAGCCCTATAATTAGCCCGGCTCTCAATCTGCATCTTCAACTCTTTTTTTGGACTAGTCTGACTAGAATTAATCTCTAGAAAAAGCTTTGCTTCAAAAGCCTCTTGCTCTGTCTTGCTTTCGCGTTTTGGCATGATAATACCTGTGATAAGAAGACAATGATCCTTCCTGAGTTCATTTATCTTCTCCGCACATTTGTCATCTCCTCTTCCTTTATAATACGAATATGCTCGGTGCTGCCCATCGATAATCCCTATAACATTCCGATTGTCTTTAATGTTTATCTTAAAAATAGGATCGCTTGTTGATTGTATAAGATCTCCATTTTTATTTAGAATATCTCCATTTTTATTAAATGAAACATATTCATATGCGCCTTTGTCATTGCGCATGTATAATTCTATTGAATCCTCTGCAATACTTGCAATGATATTATTAACATAAACACGCTTATTACTAGTTAAATATTCCCTCATTTGCTTAATTTTTCTCTGATTGAGAAATCGCTGGTAGGGAAAAGATGTTTCGTCTTGCCAAGAATTTTTCCGTAATACATAGGCCCTTTTAAGAAGTTCTTCTGGACTAATATAAAATGTAAAAACATGCATCCCATTAGCAAATTTGGTCTGCTTCTCAGATAAAATATGCCCTTCAAATCCTCTGCTATTTTTTAAATCATTTCCTGCATTACATTGAGAGGCATCAACATTCATGTAGTCCAAAAATTCATAAATGGCATCCTCCTTGATAACTTTCGAAATTAATTCAAAATATTTAACATGACCATAGTCAAAAAAAACTACATTTTTATATGCACTCTTATATTCATCCGATACACTTACCAAATAAGAAGCGTATAAAAAAACAAAATGAAGATCGCTGACTGGGTCTGTAGGTAATTTATCCAATGCATTTTGAGCTACAACTCCCTTTTTTAAATTATCATAGAATGTATTCAAATCTTTTTTCCACACTTCATAGAAATCATTTTTCTTTCTAAAATGATCCATGACAGCATCTTCTCCTGATATCGTCGTGTACTCGACAATACAAAGCAAATTATCTTTGACAAAAAGATCATCCAAGTCAGTTCCAATAAACTTGTCTTGGGTCTTTTGAGAAACCAACTCAATTCTAGTGAAACCTATATTCGAAAAAATTTTTCTTATTGATGATTGATGTTTTTTTTGATCATTACGCTTTTTCCTTTCTTCAGAAGAAAGAGCCTTTTTGGTATTTTTTCTAGTCGAATGGTGATTCATACAAGATTTTTGTAGTATAAAAATAATAACCACCTGAGTCAATTCAGTACTGAACCTACGGATATATCTGGAGTAACGCGAATCACTCTATATGCCTCTATGGGAGAACTGTCTTCAGATACATGCTCCACAATCACTCAACAGAGGCTAATAAGTCTCCATCTTCAGGGAAAATCCGCCAATAGGCGGGCACCTCTTCAGGATTGCAGGCTGTCAGGTAATATTTAATCGTCGTCTTGCTGGTGGTGTGACCCATATTTTCCAGTAGTCCGTGCGTATCCCGATGGGCGGCCAGCCAGTAAGAGGCGTAGGAATGACGGCAAACGTCGTTTAAATGGCTGATGCCGGCTCTCCGACGTACCGCCTGCCATTTGCGCTGCCAGTTCTTTGGAGAAAGCTTTCCTGTGCGTTTTTCTTCCGGCACGGTTTCCAGCCATGCCTTTAGGTTCGGCTCTATTTGCACCAGACGTACAGAGTTGGTTTTACTGACTTCCGGTTCAACTCTGATATAGCCATGAGCCAACTTAACATGTTCCCACGTCAGCGCGGTAACTTCCTCAGGCCGGACACCAGCAAAAAGCAAAACGGCTACTGCTATTTTCATATCCGCCGCGTTTACGCGTAGATTTTCCGGCATCTCTCCGTCTCCTGAATAATCCCGACAAGCGGCCAACAGGGAATGTGCCTGCGCGGGCGTAAGAATGGAAATAGGCGCCCTCTGGTGCTTGCGTTGTTTGATTCCTTCAGCGGGTGATTGAACAGCATATTTTTTGCTGATGGCCCACGTAAAAAACGGCTTAATGTGGCGCAACGCGGAATTGTATGAAGGCGGCGTCGTTTTCCATCCGGACAGCCATTTTTCAAATTCATCCGGCGTCACGTCGTCAATCAGGCAATCCCCAAATACAGAGGCAAAAGCACCTAAAACCTGTTTTACACGGCTCCGGTAATGAGAAGAGGCATCTTGCAACGTATCACGGTAAAGAGGCTCAAGAATAGATATTTTGCGTGCATCACTGGCCCGATGCCGTGCGATGTAATAGTCAATAACATCCTTAAGCGTCACGTTGAACGGTGCTAAACGGGCAAGTTCTTCGATGATGGCATCATATTCTGATCTTGTCATCAACGTTTCCCCCAAATGCAACCCTGCAGCAACGTCTTCCAGGTTGGAGATATATCCCATTGCTTCCGCTTTGGTCGGAAAATATTTTGTTTCTCTCTTTCCGGATCCGGAAAGTTTGGCCGGAATACGAACCTGCCAGCGCCCGCTTTGAGTATGTTTCACCGGAGTTATTTTCAGGCGTTTCATAACGTCTCACAGTACGCCAATTTTACGCCAGAACGGAATCAAAAAATGACATTTTGTCAGCACTTATGGTTGTTTTTCCGCGGTTTTTCACCTTTCCAGCCTCAAAACAGACAAAAAAGAAGCCCTGTAATCCATTAAAATTAC